ACAACGTCCTCGGCGCAGATAGCCTCGACGAGTTCATCCTTGGTCTTGAGCTGCTTGGTTTCGATGCCCATATCCGCGGCCAACTTTTTCAGATTGGCAACAGTCATGTCGTGCAGCTGGTCGGGGTCGAGGTGTGCCGCCTCAGAGCCGTTCTGCGAGGCTTCGGCTGCGGGGGTGTCGTTACCTTCCGCAGTTGCCGGAACGTCCGCAGGAGCGGCTTCCGGGGCAGTGGGCGCAGAAAACGTGCATTTCGCCACACCCAGCCCGATAAGGCGGGCTGCTTCGGCATCGCTGACCTCACACCGCTCTCCATGCGCAACAGTGTGAACGCCAGTCTTGGTGGGGCAGCCGTAGCCACCGCAAAGAATTTCAACAATCATCGGTGTACTCCTTTCAGGTCGGACTTAGCCGACCATGTTCTTGGCGCGAATCCACGGAATGTAGTTCTTGGGTGCAGCCAGAGGACGAGACTTCAGGGCGGTCTTGCGAGTGTCGTTTTCCTGATCGATGCTGAACTTCGGAACACGGCGGCCAGAAATGGTGGACTGGATGGTGTCGCCGTAGTTGATCTGAGTGATAGCACCATACATCAGGTGACCGCAGGCCGGAGCCGTAATCAGCGCATCGGTCTTCGGGAAGTAACGCTGCTCTGCGTTGGCGGTGTCGACGTAGGTTTCATCCACGGAGATGAGGTTCAGCTTATAGCCGCGGAAGTTGAGGGTGCCGCCGTAGGTAACGCCATCGTATGCGCTCAGCTGCTGCTCAATCTGACCGATGATGATGCCGGAATTCTTATCCAGCAGACGCTGAACCTTTTCGAGATCCATCACTGCGTCATAAACATCAGCACCCAGCAGCAGGTCGGCAGCGCGCAGGCCGCGCTTGGACAGCAGACGGCACATGGCAGGAACATCGCCAAAGAAATTGCCACCCTCCTCGTTCCACTTGTGGGCGGCAGTGTAGATGTGGTCGTTCTCGTGGCCGGGATTGTAGAAATTCACGACCTTTGCCTCGCCCTTGGTCACGTTGTCGATCATCTCCTGCATGACGCATCCGTTGTCCAGCATGGTCTGTGCGCACATCCACTCCTCGGTGCGGGTGATACGGCCATCCATGTCAGCCAGATCGTTCTGGACCAGTTTTGCGGCACGCTGGGCAGGGGTGCTGTTGGCATAGATGGCCTCGCCGAAGCCACGCTTCGTCAGGTCATCAGAGGTCAGAGGACGGCTCACACCGATGGACGAAGGCTCAAACTCGTGGACCTCGTAGCCCATGCGCTCCATCGGGATTGCGCCGACACGAGGCGACACAAAGGCTGCCATCTTGCGGTCGCCGTCCATGTACTCGGTCAGCACCTTGTTGGAGCTGAAGATGTCGCCCTCCTCCGTGGGAAAGTAGCGGTCACGGAAAAAAGTCTGCTTGGGCACAATGCGCTTCTGCACGGCCATCAGGGTATAGGTGTCAAAGAAATTCAGTTCAGCAGGCATTGTTATATCCTCCTTACAGTGCGGGTGCAGCGGCCTTGAAGACGATGCCACCGTTGCGCAGGGCATCCTTGTCGGCCTCGGTCATGGTGTAACTGTCGGCCACGGTAACCTTGTTGGAGTTGAAGCAGCCCATCAGGTACACCGGGGCAGTCACATCGTCAGCAGTGCCAACGTCCACATCATCACACAGGATGCAGTAAGCGGTAAGCACCTCATTACTAGCAGCAGCGGTGCCCAGCACGACCAGCTTGTTATCGCCAGCAGTGCCGCCAGACTTTGCCAGAATGGTGCCGCGCTTGATGGTATCGGCCTTGGACAGCTTGCGGATGGTGCCGCCGCTGACAACCAGCTTGGGGTTGATGTCGGCAATCAGGCCATCAAATTCCATGGCGCCGAGAGATTTGCTCAGTTCGCTCATAGTAGTGTTCCTCCTCACTTCTTGTCGTCATCGAGCAGTTCGGCGACGGCTGCTTCGGCAGCAGCCATGCGCTCGGCCTGCGTCTTGGGCACATTGCCATTTGCATCGGGCAGAGATTCCGGGCTGCCAGATGCAGACGCGCCCGGAACAGCCTCCACGTTCTGTGCACCAGATGCGGAGTTGTCCGCTGCCAGATTCTTCAGAAACTCGTGACCCTGCGCAGCAGCAGCCTTGGCGGCGCGGAATGCCAGCTCGCGAGCATCGCAAGCGGTCTCGCCGTACTTAGCCTCCTGCACCAGAGCGGGGTCAAACAGGCTTGCCACCGAATCGATTTCGGCCAGACGGTTGCGCTCCGCGTTCACGGCTGCGTCAACTGCGGCCTGCGGGTTTTCTGCTGCGGGGGTTGCAGGGGTGGGATTTGCATTGTTTGCCATAGTGGATTGTCCTCCTTCGTTGGACTGGGCGGCGGGTGCCGCCGGTGTATTTGCAGCAGCGGCAGCAGGTGCAGCCGCTTTAGCCATAGGAATGTTGTCTGGCAACTTTACGCCAGGCATCAGGCGCAGGGCGTGACCATTTGCGTAGATGGTCTGACGGTCTGCGCTTGCGGAGATTGCAACAGGTTCAGCATCATCCAGCAGTTCGTCGGCAAAGCCCTTTTCTACGGCCTCTTTGCCTGTCATATAGGTAGTGTCGGCCATCATGTGCAACAGCACAGTTTCAGACATCCCAGTCTTGCGCTTGTAGATGCTGACCTGCGACTTGTCCCACGCATCGTTGGCATCGGCAGCCTTGCGCAGTTCATCTGCGTTGTATGCGCCAAGAACAAAACTCCAGCATTTGTGAATCATCACGAGGCTGGACGGATTTACGCGGACGGTATCGCAGGCGCACATGATAAGGCTGCCGCCACTCATTGCCACACCGTCCACGATACAGACCAGCTTGGTGCCTTTGGCCGCCAGCTCCCGGAGCCGATTGTGAATCAGGATGGAAACGCCTGCATCGCCGCCCAAACTGTCCATGCGGATGGTGATTTGTGAACACCCCTCAATCTGTGCCAAGTCGTTCAGAAACTCACTCTCAACGATGTACTGGCCGGGAATCGGTTCATTGGTCCATCTGTCGATGGGCTGTTTTTCCACGATATCGCCGTACATGGTAATGTCGGCGGTCTGGCCGTCAGTGCTGGCCATTGCGTAACAAGGCCGCTGGATGTTCACCTGCGGTGCGTTATTCGGTTTGGGCATTTTGCTTACCTCCCTGTGTCGTAATGCTGGCGGTGGTTTCGATTGCGCCCTCACTGCCAGCTGCTTTCAGCAGCTCATTTTCACGAGCCAGCTGTTCGGCGTTTTCGGTCCAGTCGCCGCCGCCCATCTCAAGGGTGACCTGTTCGTGGGTCTTAAAGGCGTGGCGCGTCTGGAGAATGGCTGCATTGACTTCCTTGGCGGGGTCAAGACTGCCCTGCACAGGGCCAATCCAGCGGGCACCGCACCATGCAGCACGGAGCAGCGGGTCATCAAAAAAGCCCGGAGCGATTACTCGCCCACGGGCTACGGCCTCGGACAGCCAAATCTCGTATGCCGGCTGGCAGAAGCTATCCACCAGCCACGTGCGCCGCATCTTGAAACCCTCCCACGCTTCCAGCAGGGCAGCACGGGAGGCGGAATAGCTGGCGTTGAACTCTTTGAGCAACAGCTCGTAAGGCATCTCGATTGCGCCGCCCATCAGCTTGCACAGCGTTTTGACAAACTGCTCAAATCCGGCGGTCGGAATGTTTGGGTTTCCGAACTTGATGTCTTCGCCCTTGGCCAAATGTTCCACCTGACCGGGGCCCATTTCGTACTCGTTCGTGCTGTGGCTGGCATTGTCCATCTGCGGGTTCTCAACAGGAACGCCGCCCAGATCTCCGCTGCCAGTTTCGTTGAACGGAATTGCGTCCTTGGGCGCATCCGACACAATCCACGCCGTGAAGTACGACTGGACAAGTGCCGCCAGCAGTTCGGATTCGGTGTATCTGCGCAGCTGGAGCAGCGGTTCTATGATAGGCGCAACAAGGGGAACGCCGCGGTACTGGTCCGGCCGTTCCGATTCCATGATATGCAGCACTTGGGGCAGTCCGGTCTTTTTGCCAACGACCTCCACACGCTGCCATACGGTTTCCTCGCTGTTGAGCCACTCGTGCGGATAGGTATTTCGGATGTGGTACGCCACAACGGCACCGCTGCTGTCCACCTCTACACCGTCGAGAATCTTGTTCCCGTTGTCGGGGTTCTTGCCTACGGTGTATCCCAAAATGTCAATCGCGCTGCCGTATCGGTTCGGTGTAGACACCCGGTCGGCCTCCACCAGATGCAGCCGCAGGGCGTAGGGGTGCAGCTTATCAACGTCCCGGATTTTCACAACGGCGAAAACATCGCCGCTCATAAGCCAGCTTTTCAGGGCCAGCTGCTGCAATCCGTAGAAGTTGTTCATCCCCATAGCATCGCAGTTGCGGCGGTTCTCGGCCCAGAGCCGGAACTCGGCCTCAGCCTTGGTCTGCCATTCCTTGGCCGCCTCCGGGGTAAGACCCAGAACGTCCCGGTCGATGGTGGATTTCAGGGTCAGGCCAGTGCCGACCACCTTTGTGCGGTTCGTGTTGATGGCACTTGTGGCGACAGGTGCGCTCATGTAGAGCATCCGGCTGCGCTGCCGCAGGGTGTCGGCGTTGTCGTGTATATCGCTGGATGGCGAATTGCTGTTCGGGAAAAATGCCCGCAGCGCACGCCGCTTATGGCTTGCACCAGCCTCGCTGTATCCGCTGGCCTGCGGCGCAGCCGTTGCACGGTATTTCAAAATATCGCCTCCATAACTTTCAAACTAAGCGGACTGGCTGGGGAAAGGAGTGAAAAGCAGCCAGCCCGCGGCAAAGACCCAGATGGGCCGTTACCCAAAATTGTTACCAGTCTCGCGGAATGATCCCGAACGCTTTTCGCGCGTTCTGGCCGTTCAGCAACGATTCCAGTTCATCGACTTTCTGCTCGGCCTCTTTGATTTCATCGCTAAGCTTGCCGAGGTCGAGCCGGGTGAGCTCACGGTCATCCAGACGGTAGCTTTTCACGCCGCCAGACAGCAGCTTGTTGTATGCCGTATACAGGTTGTCAAGCCGCTGCGTGTGGAATTCCAGCCGCTTTTTGATGGTCGTGGTATTCATATCTCACACCTCACCAGTCGTCCAATAGGCTCTCCCTCTTTTTTCTGTGGGAGGGCTGTGGTTGTTGAATGTTTACTGCTGCCGGGGCATCGACCGCCTTTCCACGCAGCCTTTTCAGGGCACGGTCGATGGCATCGAGGTCTTTCGGCAGCACCTTGTAGGCTGCCAAAGCGTAGTTCCGGCAGTCAAGTGCCTCGTTTCGCTCGTGGCCGGAGATTTTCTCCCATTGCCACGGATTGCGGTGGTTCTCTTTGTACACCAGATGTTCGGACAACAGGCCGTTGAAATAGCCCAGCCCGTAGTCATCCCGGCGTGGGAAATGGCAATACCGGGCGCCCGGCTCCTGCACTTTCAAATCATCCATGATGATTTGCTTGCCGGAATCAACGCCCAGCTGGTATTGCCAGCACATACCGACGTAGCGGTTCTGTATCGTGATTTTCTGCTGCTTGGGCGGAGCCGTGAACGGCCTGTCCGAGCCGGGAAAGCCTTTGATGCAGAACACCTTTTTGCCGATGCGCTCATGGCAGCGGAGGCGAACATCCTGCGTGAAGTGGCCGCCCTCGTCCACGAACTTTATGGACACGGGCAGTTCCACGCCATCGGCGAATTTCAGGCGACGGTCGAATACCAGTTCATCAAGCTGCTGCCAGACCTCGTCACTGTCCGGGCGGCCCATGATGATGCCTTTTTCGATGCCCCATGTTTCACCGAAGTGGCCGAAGCCCACGATTTCGTACTCCATGCGGTCATCCTGTGTGTCAACGCCAGCAGTCAGAACCAGCACGCCGTCCGGCAGTTCCGCAGGGTATTCCTCCCTGCGGCCCAGCATGGTGTCCTCGTCCTGCACATCGCCGCGGTCTTCCCACAACAGGCCCAGCCGGGTGTTGTACACGACCTGCATCTTCTTCGTATCGCCCAGTGCGTTCAGGTATTTCAGCACGGTTTCTTTCCATGCAGCCCACTGGGAAACAAAGCTGTTCAGCCAGAAAGAACGGATGCCGTTCTCGTAGGCTGCCGGATTCTCTGCTTGCCAGTGCGCAGGCGCACGTTTCATGGTCACTTCGTCCGAAATGCAGCCGCACTCCGGGCAGAGATACCACACATCGTTGACCTTGTAGGTCTTTTCGCCGTGAACCTCGATGGTGTCATACTCGTACCGAATATCTTCCCAGCGCAGTTCGTGGAATCCCTTGCAGTGTGGACACTGCGACACCCAGCGTTCCATCGTGCCTTTGACGTAGGCCTTGGCGATTGCGCTGTGACCTTTGATTGTCGGGGTGGAAACCTCGACCGCCTTTGCGTTGTAGAACGTGGTCTGCCGGGCCATTGCCAGTTCCCACGGGTCGCCCTCAGTGCCGGCACTCGTAGCCCAGCGGTCACGTTCATCGCCCAGCACATAGCGGATGGGTTTCGATGCCAAAGCGTGCGCCTCGGTGGAGCCGCACATGGTCAGGATGCCGCCGGGGTAAGACTTCTGCAGAATGGTGTTGCCGCTGTCTCGGCTCTTGCTCTCTGCTACCTTTGCCCGCAGGGTAGGACAGTCTCGTATCATGGGAGCGATACGCAGCTTGCTGTACTCCTTGGCATCAGTCTGAACCGGGTGGATAAAAAGGATAGATCCGGGGTCAACGTCAATCGTTCTGCCGATGACATTGTTTTCAAATTCGCTCTTGCCGACCTGCGAGGACGCAACGACAACAATGTGATGGACGCGAGGGTCAGAGTATGCGTCCATGATTTCCACCAGATAGGGCGTTCTGCTGTTGCGCCAGCGGCCTTGTTCAGCAGATGCTTCCGGGGACAGGACGCGGTTTTGTGCTGCCCACTCGCTGACGGACATATTGGGCGGGGGCCGGATAGCTGCCACCAGCTTTGACACCAGAGCATTCAGACGGTCAACCGCTGCATTCTCACTCATCGTCGTCACCAGCCAGCTTTTCAGCCCACGCCTTGCGTTCACGGACACGGGCCTCATACTTTGCCGGGTCGTAACGGAACATGGCGATTTCCTCGGCTATCTGATTCACCTCGCCACGCATATACTCTGCCACCTCTGCCGGATCAGACAGAGCAGCCGCATTGATGGCAACACGGCTGGGCAGCGCCATCAGCGCACCCCGGACGGTGTAGATAAGCTCAGAGGTCATAGCGGCCACATCCTCACTGCGGTGCATCTGCCCGGACAGCTCTTTTGCCTCAGCTTGAGCGATTTTCGCTTTGCTGGCTTTGAGCGTAGCTTCTGCTTTCTGCTTGATGTGGTCCAGCTTTTTGGCCTCTGCCGCTTCCTCTTTGGTCAGCCCGCCACGGGCAGTGCTGGCATTGTAGGCCTGCACTGCGTCACCAAGGACAAATTTTCCTCGACTGACGGTGGTGAGCACCCCATCCTGTGTGAGCTGCTGCACCCTGCGGTTCGTGATGCCCAGCACGGCGGCCAGTTGGGTGGTGGTCACAGTCATGTCAGCAACTCTTTCTTTTGTCGGCATTCAGAAACCACCTCCTTTTTTGTAAAACTCTTTGGAAAATCACAGCGAAGTCATTATACAAACCGTAACGAAATGACTGATTTTTCCCTCACTAACTAGCTTGGTTTCGGGGTCGTCGAGCCCGCTCAGTGTGGGGCACCCCCGTCACAGTACCTTTTCGTCACCGAACGAGCCATCGTCGGCCCGCTCCTGTCCGCTGTTGGGCGGATGCAGAAAGGCTTCGACCACAGCAGGGTCATACTCGATGGTACACTCGATGCTGTCCATAGGGACGCTGGGACAGGCGTATACGGTTACGGTGTTCATGGTGTCGTGCTCCTTTCAGCAGGGAATGCTCACGCTTTGAATCTTCCTATAGGCATCCAGACGCAGCTCCTTCTTGTCGCCGTCGTAGGTTGCCTCGTAGTACATACAGTCAGGGACGGTGGTGGACAGCCAAGCCTTGTTGTTCTGAAGGGTGCTGCCGCACCAGAGTACGCACACGTCTTTCACGCCGATCTTCTGGAGATGTGCCAGCTCAGCGTTTGCATTATAGAGGCTGGCGACGGCAGCAATGGCGGATGCCACAAAATCATAGTAGTCCATAGTGATGATTCCTTTCCTCGAGATAAAGCCCCTGCCCGCATGAGCGCTGGCAAGGACGATTTCATACGCTGCGGATGACCTGAGCCTTGGAGTATGTGTCGTGGCCCTTGGTCATCATGTTCAGGAACTCGTCTTTGGTAAAGCCGGACAGGCGGAAGATTTCTTCGGGCTTCATGCCCAGCTGCTTGCCGATTTCCTCCACGGTCTTGCCCTCGTCAATGAGTTTCTTGACAATGGCTTTCATCGGCTCCAACAGGTGGGTGCCACGGGCACGGTTGTGGGTTATGGTGCCGTACACGTCGGCGCTCTCGTCGCCGTGGTGGTCTACGACTACGACCGGCACTTTGCCGCCCAGCAGGGACAGCAGCGGCTCCCGGCCCGATACAGTCCAGCGATGGAAGCCGTCAATGATGGTGCCGTCAGGGCGTACCACGATGGGCAGTGTCCAGCCGTTGGTCAGGATAGACTGGATAAGCAGCTTCAGGTTTTCCTCGCTGACCTTGTTGGGGTTGTAGTCGTTGGCGTGAATAGTGTTGCGGTCTACCCACTGGAGGGATGCCAGCGGGGCGAATACATCAATGCTTTCCATGGTTCTGCTCCTCCTTGATGCGGGCGTTGTGGTCGTTGTAGATGGTGGTCCAGAGAATGCGCAGGATACGCATTTTGGGGTCTCCGTACAACAGGCCCTCGTACATGGTCTTGTAGTGCTTCTGCTCAGCGATGCCGTAGGTCTTGATGAACAGGCCACGCCAGTGCTCGATGTGGGACAGGGTGTCCTTGGCGATGGTGTAGCGCTCCGGGTGCAGGAACAGAAGGTCTTTGCAGAGGGCTTTATAGTCCTTTTTCTCGGATTCTTCTTCCAGCTCCCCACGCTTGCGGGTGGTGCGCCGGAACATTTCAGAATCCCAGTAGAGCAGAACGAGGTAGGCATTGGGTTCTCGCCGCTGGATGCGCTCCCACAGGTCGTTGTCCGTTTCAGCTATCCAACGGAGGCCCTGTGTGCCGCAGTCACCGAAGAATGCGCACAGCCGGAGGGCATTCTTTCGGACACCCGCCTCATAGAGCCTCATGTAGATCTCAGGAAATTCAAGGTTTCGCTCCTTGATGTACAGCCACACATCGGAGTCCTTCCAGTCGTAGATGGGATAGAACTTGCCGCCGCGGGTGATGCGCTCCATTTTGGTGTTGGCAATGCACTTGAAGCGGGTCAGGCTTTCCGCCGTGCGCAGACCGACAAGCTGGATGCCGTCAGAAAACGCCTTGGAGCAGAACGTCTGGTAGTTCATTTCCCCTGCATAGTGGAGGTAGGGACTGTACATGATGGCAAAATCGGGCGGTTTGCGCATCCAGACATCTTCCTTGCCCGGCTCCCACGTTATCCACGATTCGGAGCTGGACAGGTGGTCAATGACGGACACCTGCTTGAACGGCAGGCAAAACCACAAGAATTTTGCGCCGACCGACAGGAAGTTGCGCCGCCAGCGGTATGCTGCATCGACCATCGAGGGGTAAAGCCCCTCCTCGTCGATGAACGTCACCGTCAGCTGCTTGGGGTCCAGCTCACCGGAGAGAATCATTTCATAAACGAGGTTGGCCATGCACAGGCTATCCTTGCCGGAAGAAAAGCTCAGGTAGATTTTGCAGCCGTTGGCGAACACATTTCGGATGCGGATCTTCGCAGCCTGCAACACGTTCAGGTTGCTTTCCACTACTTTCACAGGCATATCAGCTCACCACACTTCGGGCAGCGGATGTACCGGTGCTGCTCTGCGCCGCTGGCCGCCTCAGGAACAGCGGTTTCCGGCTCGGTAGGTGTAGACACCTCCAACACCGGGGAGGGCTGCTGCGGAGGCTCGGAGACGGTGGACACGGGCTGTGGGTCGGGCGGCGCTACCGGATAGGTAGGCGCTGCTGCATAGGGGACGTGTTCCTCATTCTGCTGGCGGTTGATGGACGAAATCTCGCTCTCTGGGAATTCTCCGTAGGAGCCAATCATTTCGTCCGCTTCATCCTCGGTGCTGTTCAGCATTTCCAGCAGATCGGCATCCCAGCCCGGGACATCCACATCACCGTCCAGCTCCTTGACCAGTTCCTCGATGGCATCCACATCAGTGAATCCCAGCTCATAGACCTTGTTGTCGGCCATCATGAGCTTTTTCTTCTGAACATCGGTCAGGCCGACCATGACATAGCAGTCACAGGTTTCCCGGCCCATGCGGAGCAGCGCTTCATACAGACCGTTACCGGCGATGATCTCACCGTCCTCGGCCACGACCAGCGGCTTGACCTGCCCGAACATTTCAATGCTGCGGATGTACTCGGTCAACTGCTTCTCGGAATGCCGGCGGATGTTGTGGGCGGGCTTGTGCAGCTCGGACAGCTTCTTTACCGTGATTTTCATCGTGCATCCTCCTTTCGGTCAGAAACGAGGTGCAGGACCACGGAGGCCAGCAGCACAAAGATGATGATGTACACCCGAAGCTCGCTCATCAGCGTCCAGATGCCCATGACACCCAGCGGGATCACGAGCTGCCACGAGGTAACAGTGAGCACGTCAATGAGAAAGCCGATGTTCTCACCGAACACCAGATACTCCGAATAGAGGTAGGTGGACAGCGAGGACAGCGCAATGATGGTGATCAGGATAGCCTTGAGCGTGTTCAGCAGTGGGCTGAAATTGACCCATGTGAGCAGCGCAGCCAGCACCATGTAGACACCGAACATCACGCCAGCCAGCACAAAGGACTTTTTCATGTTGCCGTGCTGGGTGCCATCTTCATTTTTGTCGTTGTAGGAGAACAGCGAGTAGTAGTACGGATAAGTGAACGGGCCGGGCAGCAGCAGGAAGCCTTTGTAGAGGCCCGTCTGGATACCGGCAGCAGTCAGGCCGGGGTCGATGTTGACGAATGCACCGTGGGTGTATACCAGCGCGGCAATGACAACGACTGCCAGCAGACCGTAAACAACCACCCATGAAAAGCCATCAGACAGGACGTTCCGAATCATGCCCTCTTTTAGAAGCATAAACAGGAACACAAGGCAGGTGCCGTAGACAATCAATGTGCCTCCGGTGGTGCCGATCGGCGTGTCGCCGAAGATCTCATAGATGCCGGACATCTGCGTCCATGTCTGGAACACGGTCAAAAAGCCGATGAAGTAGAACATCACCTTGCTCTGCATAATGCGCCGGACGGTCGGGATGTACTCCGCAAACAGACCGAAGAAGATACAGGCCAGCGAGTTGAAAACCGCCCAGATGATAGCCGCAGCAGCGCCGTTGTTGATGGCCAGCGTGCGGAAGTTCATCAGGGAGCCGACTCCTGCCCATGATGCAACGATGGAACAGGCGTAGAAAATGGTGGGGTTTGCCTTGAATTTTGCCTTGATTTTCTGATACATGGAAAATCTCCTTCTTTGTGACTGGGCACGGCGAAATGCCCAGCTGCAGCACCTCGGCTTTTCGGGGTGCTACGGTGATGCCGCACGCAAAGGAGCAACGTGCGGCCCGGAATCCTCCTTTCAGGCAATAAAATAGCGGCACCCACCGGGAATGGTGAGCACCGCTTGGCTTGATTTGAATTTTGCATCCTAATCATATCACTCGGAGCGTCCGTTGTCATCTGAATCCATCGGTAAGCTTCGGCATCCATCCGAAACCATCCGACAACGTCCGACAGCGAGTGAAACCATCCCCTTGATTCTCAACGATTTCCACTTTGAATTCAACTTTTCAGAGGGTAAAAGTTAAATTCATTTCAATTTTGAGCTGATTTTGTGTGGATTTCTGATTTGAATTTCAGTTTTGGGGCAAAAATAAAAAGCCCCGCAAATGCAGGGCTTATCGGTCAGTTTTTGTTGAGGTAGTTGTATGCCATCCGGCTGACCCCATCTTCGGTATATCCTTTTCCCAGAACTCCGGCAACTTCGGCCCATGAGTAGCAGCGGATAAACCGCAGTCTGAAAACCAGATACATCCGAGCATCCACAATGCTCTTGCAGTAGGCCTCGACTTTGGGCTTTTCCTGCGCTGCCAGCTCTTCCAGCCAGCGGATGCGCTCGTCCATGTCGGCCAACTCTACAGCCAGATCTCCGACTTTATCCCGGACACCCGGCGTGTGGGGCATCCCGGTCAGTTGTGGGGAGGCGGGAGTGATTCTTTGTCGCAGTCGCTCCAAGGCTTCACGGTCTTTTTCGAGGGTCATCTGAATGTCATAGTACTTGGACAATTCCTGTAATGTCACAACCTACCTCCGTCATAATTCAGCTACCGTCTTGCGGCGGCGCCTCTATTATTTTATCACATTTTGCTGTCGGAAGGTAGACCGGAAGTCCACAAATTATGTGGTCTGCACCAATTTTGCACAGGCCGGGCACAGTATAGGTCTGGCCCTGGGCATCGGTGCGCTGGATGGCCGGGTTAAGGGGTATGTAGTTCTCGCAAGACAGACAGCTCATTCGTCCACCCTCTCGATTTTCGGGAACGGTTCGTGCCCCAGTGGAACGGGATCAAATGACCTGTTTGTTGTGCCCGGTGCCTCACGTTTATTTTCTGGGGCATCTAACCACTGCTGATGCTCGATAGCGTGTACAAGGTCGATGCACGTTCCCCATGAATCGTGTTGCCGCTCCCGGTGTCCAAACGGTGGGTAGGCAAGTTTATAGGCAGCCTCAAACATCGTTTCGATGCAATGCTTCCGTTCGTTATAGACGCGGATGTCGTATGGTTTCTCATAGAGTTGCTTTTTGTCCTCTCCATCAAAGACCAAATCCTCTGTCAAGGGTTCAAACTGCCCCATGCGCAGCCTCATATACTCGTCCACAGCCACGCTGATGATACGCAACTGTTCTTCCGAGATTTCAACGCAGTACTTCATTTTTTCTCTCCCTCATCGCCATCATGATAGCTAACGCCGAATAATGCCGGAATCAAAAAGAACCAAAGCGCCCTCAGATTTCCGGTGACGTGGATTGCGGTTGACACCGCCAACCCCACTGAAATCCACTCCGCTGCATAGATAAGCGCAACCCATTTCATTCCGGCACCTCCTGTTTGCCGTTGCCAAAACTCCGGGCAAATACCGCCCGTTGGATAAAGTCCACATCCTCTGCAATAGACCGTACCGATGAATTATCAGAGCGGATTTCAAAGGAACGGAGAATGAAGTGCTTCAAAGTGTCCAGACTGTAACCTGCGATTGACTTCCCGAAGAATGCGGTAAGGATTTCAATAATGGTTTCCTCATGCCGAGCGAACTCGCATCCATAGACTTTGTGTTCAGGAATAAAGGACACCCAGTAGGTAAACCGAGACTTATCGTGACCGGCTTTCAGGTCAAGGCAGCGGGTTTCGGTTTGCAAGTAGCGGACTGCCCGGTCGGTTATCCGATTCAGCTCCTTTTCCCCAATGGTGCAGCCATCCGGGAAAAGTTCTTCCATGAACTGAAGAAAAAGCTGTTCGCCATTGGCACAATCGAACACGTCATGCCATGTGGCAGCCCATTCGGCCATTGCTTCTCTTTTTTCAAAGAGAATTGTGCAGGCCAGTCTGACAAAGTTGGCCGGAGATTCAACCATGAAATGCAGTTGTTCCATTGTCATATTCAGCCTCCATACACGCTTTCTTGCAAGCCTCACACTTTTTGTACGGCTGTTCAAGCCAGCAGTCGAACAGTAAACACTTCGGTTTTCTGTACTCCGGTGGAGCCTTGCGTCCGTGGGTTTGAGTACGAAACGTATGGTACTTGCACACCTCTTTGCCCCAAAAATCTCCGCCGAATTCGCAACTTTCACGACCCGGCGAAACCTCATGCTTAACTGTGATGGTTTTCATTTTTTCACCTCCGGCGGCTCCAGCAGCGGAGCCCAGAACTTCACAGCACCATAGGGCGTATCTGCCGCTGGGCGGCCATCCTCGATGTACCACTTGCCGTTTTCAATCCAGCCCTTCATGGTGTTCCGGCTCTCGCAGCAGACCCACACAAGTTCGCTCATGATGCAGCAGTGCTTTTCTCCCGCGTTCTCCCAGCTTTCATCGTGGACAGGCGGCGGGGTTTTGGCATCGTGCCACGATACACGACGGATAAAATCAACGACCATCTGGCTCGCTTCCCGGAGGGTCTTCGCAGCGGCTTCCTTACCCTTGAAGCCATTGTAATACTCAACCTCGGCCAGCGCGTCCAAATCCGTTGCCGGGTCAATGAGTCGGCAGGCTTCTTCTAGGGTCATTCGATGTACCTCCGCTTGTCCTTGTCCCAGTGCAGCGTGATAGGATTGCCGCATTTGCAGGGAATGGTGATCTCCGGCTCCATGGTATTGGTCTTGCCTTTGGCCACCAGCCCGCAGCAGCCGCAGGCGAACTCATAGGGGACAAGCCCCCTCTCAAGCGAGATCGTAGCCCCGCAGCGGCAGCCTATGGACATCTGCGGAACGTGGAGATATGTACCGAACTTCTTGCCGCAGCAAGGGCAGGTCAGGCGCAGAAGCCCACGTGCGCCGGGCTCCGGCGGGCGATTACTCTTTCTCATGGTCGGCTCCTTTCTCGGTCTGAAACCGAATCACTTCCCGGAACAGCAGCTCATTGTTGTGCTCCGATTCAGTCATAAAGTTGATGTACTCCCGGAACAGCTGGCGGTCATGCTGCTGCCGGCTGGTTTCGCCCAGCAGGGCACCGATAGCCACGCCCACGGCCAGTATCGCAATGTTGATGAAGATCTGATCAGGCATTGTCATCACCCAGCACTTTCTCGATGAGGTCAAAGACCATTTCCCGGTCTTCGGTGGTCAGGAAGTCAGCCGCCATGATTTCAAACTTGAGGCGGTCAGCGTATTCTTTCAAATCACCCATGGTTTACTCCTCTCCCAGCTGGGCAAGGATCTCGTTGCCCTTGTCCATCAGTTCATCCCGCCGTTTTTTCTGCTCAGCCTCCAGCTTTTTCATTTCCGCCTGATATTTTTTCAGGGTTTCCGGCCGGAAATTCTTGCTCTGGCCCATGCGGATTTTTGCGGCAATTTTCTTGTGCTGCTGAACGGTCTGGCGCAGTTCGGTGTCCGTGGTCAGAATCTGGTAGCGATGGTGGCAGCCGGGGCAGGTGAAATACTGCACCATGTAATCGCCGCTCCATGTACTGCGGATGCCGGCTGTCTGGATGCTGAACGGTGTGCCGCAGCGGTCACACTTTACAAGGTCGGTCATTCGCCATACTCCTTTCTGCACAGCTGGAACGCATTGCAGTGGTCGTCGCAAGTTTTGCAGCACTTGTCGCATTCAGGGTGAGCAGCTTTGCACTTATCACAGGGCGTGTCCGCTTTGCTGCCGGAGCCATACACCGCAAAAAGCTGGTGGGTGCCGTCCTGCAAGGCTTTTTCGTCATCGGCCATTTCATAGCCGAGGGATGTCAGGAGCTCATAGGTACGATTGAGGGGGATGTTTTCGTTGTGCTTATACACGCTCTTGCCCGCTTCGCTGCTCCAGATGGTACTCCAATAACCCGTGCGCTCGCTGTCCTGCGCATCAAAGGCCATTGCCAGTAGAACTTTTTCCGACTCGGTATCATAGGCGTTGAACATTTTCAGTGCATCTTCCAGTTCGGTGTCATCCTGAACCTGTTCGTCCAAGGCAACACCAAGCAGATGCAGCACATTTTCATCATCCCTTACTCGGCCGTACCCAGACAGCAGCGGCGTGGCGTATTCCATGATGGCCGAAAAATGCTTTTTGCACTCTGCCGGGGTCAGGTCTTTCACGAAGTCCCGGCGCAACTCATACATGAATTTGGTTGTGCTGGAGAACTGTTCGTGAGCAAGCTCGTCAGCAGCCCGTGCCGCTTCTCGTGCGGCGTTTTCCTCGTCCTCGACAGCTGCATCTCGCTTCTTGTAGAGGATAATGTCAGTTTTGCCAACCTCGAACACATATTCGACCTTACCGGCATCATCAGGTACGGTGAACTCGTCTTTGCAGTTCATTTTCCAGCTGCCCCAGCTTTTCACGTAGGAGTATTTCTGCCTGTCTGCGTCATCTACTCGCCTTGCGAACTCCTGAAGTTTAGCAATGATGTCATCCCGGTAATGGTTCCACTTCTGCGTGTTCAGCGCATCCTGCATAGCCCGGTTGAAGTTCTGCGTGCCGAGGGTCTCCAATACCCGGTTTCGGGCTTCCAAGTCCTCGATTTTGTCCAGCTGGGCGAAGTCAGACAGGGTTGCACCGCGCTTTTCGGCTTTCTTGAAGCTGTCGTGGTTCAGTTCCAGCAGCTTGATACGCCGCCGAACGGTGGACTGTGAGAAGCCAGACTTGTCGGAGATCTGCTCCACGGTCTGCCCAAAGTCCATCATCATCTGGAAGCCCTGTGCCTGTTCATAGACCGTCAAATCGCTGCGCTGCATGTTCTCAATCATCATGGTCTGCATCTGCTCCCGCTCGTCCATCTCTACGATGGCGCAGGGCAGCTCGTACACCCCTGCCTGCTGCGCTGCCGCAGCCCGGCGGTGGCCGATGATGATAGTGTAGTCCTCGCTGGACCACACGGCCTTGGGTGTCCATGCTGCCGCTGCTGCGGCGGCATCCCCACCCTCGTCAACGCACTTCGCGATGTACTCCCGGCTGTTGAGGTAGTGGCCGGGGATTACGGTCAGGTTCTGGTACACACCATTTTCCTTGATGCTGGCTGCAAGTTCGGACAAATCTCCCAGTTCTTTGCGGGGGTTGTCGGGGTGAGGGTACAACTGCCGAATGGGGATGTAAGTAATGTCTGCCATAGGGATACTCCTTTCTTATTTCGGGTTAGAAAAACGTGAGTTGCCCGGTTTTGGTTTCGTTAAGAGGCTCGTTTTCCGGGGCTTTAGGCTCATTTTTGATAGATTTTTGCAAATTTGCGGGCTTAATATCGGATTTTTCGATTTTTGCCGGTTCGCCTTTCGGTTCAAACAGCAGGTTCATCTGCGCTATCTGGCGGCGCATATACCACACATCGGTTGAGAAAAGCGGCATATACCAGATACGGTTTTGTGGTCCTGCGGGCAGCAATCCGCGGCTGTCGTAGGCCGTTGCCGGATTTACAAGTGTGTCACCGATGACTACATATCCAGCGCAGCCCATGAAGCTGCACTGGATGTAGCACATCAGCCCAACGATGAAGTCAATGTCTTGGGCTATGACAAGGACTTTGTTGTGGTAGCAGATATTCCGCCTTTTGCAGACGTTCAAAAAGGCAAGCAGCGTGGCCCCAGCACCGCAGGCCGGGTCAGATACCGAGATGAAGCCCTCCATGTCCGGGTGCAGCTTCGGGTCAAACGTAATCTCGGCCATGCAGCGGCACACATCGTAGGGAGTGAAGAACTGCCCGGCGTGGTCGTTGCCCAACTCGCACATCATGTACAGCGAACCGAGGAAGTCCTGGTCGGGGTTCTGCTCCATGCCCATGACCACCTCGGCCAGCATTTCAGCCATGCCGTCCCGCTCTTTGGCAGAATACTTGGAAACGATGGTCTGGTACATCTTGGTGCGTTCGGCCGCGTTCACCTTGTCCGTGCTGTTTGAGATCTCAATAGCGGTCAGGGTGACGAAATCCTCCCAAATCTCCCAGCGGCTATGTTTTCCGGTCAGGCCATTGAAGATTTTGAGGAAATTCTTCTGGTGGTCGTCCCGGATGCTGCGCGTTACTGCTGCCTTTGCCATGGATTATTCCTCCTCGCTGTCTGCCTTGGCGAGGTAGTAGCGGCCATCGTAGAAGTCAATCACGCCGGCCGTTTCCAGTTCATCCAGCAGGGCGATGGCCTTTTCTGCGGTCACACCCATCTGCTGTTCCAGCAGGGCCTGCGTGATGCCGTCGTTCTGCCGGGCAATCTCGGTGGCCTTTGCCAGCTCGTCCTCTGCGGGCGCTTCGGCCTCGGCATCGTCTGCATCATCGGTATCATCCTCGATTTCTTCCAGCTTTTCGGCATCCGGGGGCAGGTCGGGAACCTTTTCCTCAGGCTCCTTTGCAGCGGTTTCAGGGATTTCCGGCATCTTCCCGCCGATGGCTTTCAGTCGGCCGCTCTCGATCAGTTCCCGGAAGAAGAACTGGCAGTAGTAGGAGTGCATATTCTTGAAGATGTTCTTGATTTTGCCGAACAGGGCATCCTCAATGGTGAAGGTCTTGCTCATGCGGTAGACCAGCACACCATCCTTCATGGTGAACAGGAGGTAGGCATCCGGGGAGATGTAGCTGTCCTCGCTGGCGGTTTCCAGCATGGACATCTGTTCGCCCACACCCTTGATGGGGCGGATAATCAGCTTGATGGGGTAGCTGTTCTTGATGAACGTGTAGGTCAGGTCGTGCGCCTCGCA